ATGACAATTCGCGAACAGGTTGAAGATGCATCTTTCCTCGCACACAACGGCCGCTATATCGGTGCACTCACGACACTAATGCTTGCAGTGGCCGCTTCGGCTCGTAAAACGTTTCCAAAAGGCACCCGGTCGTACGAGAATCCCGAAAATAGAATGTCTGATCGAGAATCTTTCACACTATTCCTCGGCGGCCGAATTCGAAAGATTCTCTTTGGAGACTATGGCGGCCCAGACAACGGTGCATCTGGCATCAGCGTTAACTTTCGTGGCGCACAGCATGACCTCGCCTACATCCTCTACAAATACTATCGGTGCGAACTCGTACATGACGGTGAGCTGCCAGAGGACGTAGAGTTCAATACCCAGAAACAGCCAGAGGCTGACCTGAATGCAAGCAACCGCGGCCTTCAAGTTTCGATAAGCGTCGGTAATAAGATGGTTCTTGACCGCGGATGGATCAACTTGTTATTGGAAGCGGTTATAAATGCTCGCTGCAATAGTGCTGAATTCGGGATAGAGCACTTCGATCTCGTACCTATCCCGGGTGTTGATGAAGCAATGCTCCTTGAGTCGCTCGTCGAGAAGTACGAAACGAGCCCAGGACGTGTGCAGATATTGAAGAATGTAGTTCGCAAGCTCTCGCCCGAAGCGATCATTCACTTTGATAGCAGCGCCTTGGCTAAAAGCTTCAGCACATTGGTCAAATCCCAAGAAATAAATGGTGGAGCCATAACCGGTTTAAGAAACCATGGGTTCACAGATGACCAAGGCGCTCTGCTGCAGCGTGGTGAGGCTCTAATGCGGGAAATCGCGCCCAATTACCAACTTGTTGCCGCATCTTGACGCTTCTATCAAGAAGGCCGCCCTCGGTGGCCTCTTATAAACAACACGAGCAAATTTCTGAAATAGGTTGATAGCTGAGGACCGCGAAATAACACAGCAATGTTAGGTCGCTCCTCTTTTACTTCTGACATAACCTGCTCCAGACTTCAGCTTGCATTTCCACATAGCGCAACACTCTGATCGGCGTAGCGTCGATCTCGGCATCAGAGCGCCACTGGAAGGGACGCTGTGCGGCGGCACAGTAACTACCGCCCTGCTGTACCGCGCATCCGCTGACGAGCACGGTCACGCACAGCATCATCATCCAGGCGCTCAATCGTTTCAGCTGCATCACGTCCTACCTCCACTGCGGCCATGTCCGCCTTTGTTTGTTTCTGCTTCGCCTGCACCCTGCCCTGACGCCGCCCGACATTCAACAGCGCCAGCGCGGCCAGGATCAACCCACCCAGCAGGCCCAGCCAGCCTGCCACCTTTTCCCATAGTGCTTTAAACAACGGCTGCTCCTATCTTGATAGCCTCAGCCCCTGATGCGCCCAAGAAACGAGCGCGATCTGCTGTGCGACGACGACGCAGGCCCAGCAGTACCTTGCCGCCTGACTTGTTCCAGCGAAGAAACTGCTCAGCAGCACCGGCCTGGTCACCAGTATTGAAAAGCCGCACCAGCGTGGAAGTCTGAAATGCGGACACCCCGATGTTGTATGCAAGGTCCACCATTGCATCGAGCTGCGCCTGGCTCGCACGACGAGTCAGAGCTGCCAGAACACCAGGCACGAACTCACGGGCCAAACGACGCTGCAATCGCTCGTCGGCCTCGGCCTGTGTGATACGCGAACCTTTTACAACGTCGGGTCCGGTATCACCCCAGCCGATGGTCCATACTTTGCCGTCAGCATCCCAATAAGCCTTCAACCGGCAGCTCTCGAAATACTGAAGGATGGCCAGGCCGTCAGGGGACATTCCGGTAGGCACAGACTTCTCAGGCTCTGGTGGGGCCTGCTCTGCTTTCTGCGGCCGAAAAAAAAGGGCCAGCAGGCCCGTGATAAATTCAATCAGCTTGTTCACTTGCTTCCCCTTGCCAGATCTTGAATTTCGCCAATTACCTCGGCGATATCGGCCTTGCGCCGCTTGTCGAAAAAGTTGAATGCCCAGCGCACCACGGCCCACCCGGGCAGACCACATGCGAATGCCAGGCCTAGCATGGCCACCAGGCCCACCGGGTTGTTTGCCCAGTGATGCAGCTCATAATGCTGAATCACTGCGGCACCGCCCGAGATCGAGGCCACCACGGTACTGATCACGCCCACAATCCATTCAGACTGCGTACGCGGCCGCAGAATGCACATCACCACCAGCGTGGCCAGGCCTGCGCCAATGGCCCCCATCCCTGCTATCCCTCCCATCGCCTTCCAGACGGCCAGACCAGCCGCCGATGTTCCCGTGCTTGTCGGTTCCAAGTCCTTCCCCTTGTTTAATACGGTCGGCATGGCTGTCTCCCGTGAAGCGCTGCGCGTGCAGCAGACGTAAAAAAGCCCGCTAAAGAGCAGGCTGAAATCTCGATCATGTCCGCCTAAAAATCAGGCACGACTATAAGCTCTAAGGAACTCAATAAAATAATCATATACTGGACGAACATAATGGAAAGGGGCCTTTCCCCATTTATGAGCACCATCTGCTAAAAACATACCCACTGGATAATTAACAAAATTACCCCTAGGAATATACTTCTCAGCAACACCATATAAGCGATTTATCACATTTTCACAGAAAGCAATTCTTTCGGGAGATGAAATACTTTCCCCTGAATCCGTTTCGCTAGCCCAGTGAACATTATTAATGATTATTTTTTCCTTGGGGACGTATTTAAGTAATTCAACAAGCCCCTCCTCCCAGCGCCTCGAATACTCATCTTCGTTAGGGGCCAACTTCACTGCAGCTTTAGTATTAAATATTCTAGCAGCCCGCAGTTCATCAGAGTTTGTCAAAAATGCATCGCCGTATGCAATCAAACCGAACCTATCATCGACCAAATCGATAATTACTAAATCTACCGCCCTGAAATCAATACCCTGAAGCTCAATAAAAAGCTTATTTGAGGCATCATTAATAATCATCCTCTTTTGAAAATTCGATTTTATATCTATGTCGGATTCATCAAAAATCACAATGCCAGCATCAAATCTAGCCAAGGTAGTTCTTGCATAATACTTGGCTATCTTAAATTCAGATTTCAACAAATCCAATGTAAAAGCATCTCTTGTTACGCAAGAACCTATAATTAAAACATTCATCAAAAACTCAAAGTAAAACGTCGCATAAGCGCAAAAAACAAGAGCCGATCACAGTAAGAACGATTAAAAATCTGAAAGATCATACTTGTTAGCATAAAAATTCGAAACCGCCTCGATTGCTCCTGGGATCAGGGACAAGTCTCTGGCGTTGATCAGCACCTCAGGGCATAGCCCATCCTCCAATAATGGGAATAGATCGAATGTGCCGCCATCAGTCAAAGGTCTGCCATCTTCGGGGCGGGCCGCTTTCCGCTCTCCATTCAAGAATAGTTTTAGGCCGTCTTCTTTTGAAAATGTGAATATAGCCAAAAAGGTCTTATCCCGAAATGTACCACTCCCTGCGGAGTATGAGATACGAATAGGGGTATCAGGCGACGCTCCACCCTTTGTCACGAGCCGCAGGCTAGATACTCCATTGCTACCTCCAACAAAAATATTCAACCCCAAGAAATCAGGGTCTGTCTCTACCACCGAGGACGAGCGAAAAATATTCCGACGCAACCCATTAGACACTCCGTGGAGGCCAAGTACAAACACAACGGTCCACTCATTCTGTGGCACCTCAATCGCGGGCTGCAGGACTGTAAGCCCTGCGCCTGTCTTGAATGCTGGAAAACCGTCAAGAGTCTCAAGGGAAATTGAAGAGGCTGGCGAGGTCTGGATCCAGTCTTGGCGGGATGAACGGTTTAATGCTCGATCCCCCTGTGTCTGCGAAGCATCCACAAACATGAGCCATTCACCAATATTCCCAAACGCTTTTCCTTGCTCTGTGAAAGTGTATTTCATGTCGGTATCGAACCGGCCTTCAGCAATTTTTTCAACGGTGATCATTTCAATTTCCAGAAAGAATAAGAGATTTAAGGAGCTCAAGATAGGACATCTCATTGAGACGTCGCTTTACGACCGAGGGCTGAGCTACCACGTAGGGATGAGTAAGCTGATGAGACTCGTGAAGCACCGCGTGCCTCTCAAGTGTCAGGCCAGCATATGCAATCAAGCCGCCTGAGCGGTTGCGCTGATAAAAACAAATGCTACGGTTATCTGTAAAGCCGTATTGCTGGTACGCAATTGCGGTCATTCGCTCACCAGATATTGCCGCTGCCGCCATGTCGGCGCGCGTCGCTGCCCCATACCACCAGAGCGCATCCGTCTGGCCATGAGCGTGAGCGTCGATAACATGCGTAACATCCGGGTCGGAAACCACTCCCAGCAACAAGCGAGTTTCTGGTTCGCTCTCTGGAGCCGGTCCTCGGTACATCAGGCTGTTTGGATCGTCGCTTCCCTCTTCCCACTCAATATCAAAATTACGATTTACATCGACGCCGTTCGCATTGCGACGAGCGGTACCGTAAGACGCGGGCACTGCCACAGGGATAATCTCGAAATCAACAGAATGGCGAAGCAATGCGAGCTCAGCATCCTGCTTAGAAAACTGAATCAGATGGCGGACCGCTAGGTAGAGCGTGATAATTCCAGGCAACTCCCCGGCATGGATGCCACCAACCAGCACAGCTTTCTTGCGTTTGGGCAGCAGATCCCTGGTTTCTTGGTTATGCGTAACCCGTGGAGGCGCTTTCAAGCTGTAGCACCAAACAGACTGCCCGCCCGAATCAAGCCCCAACTCCCGTTTACTCATAGCACTTCCCGCAAATGCCAAAAGCTCATCGTAGGCAGATATCAACTCGCTATACGTCGGGGTCTGTTCATAAAATGGACTTGCGAGATCGGGAGGGAGTCCAATAAACCCACCGCTGGGATACGGCAGAGCATCAAATTGACTGTCACCCAGTATGAATTCCTGCTCTTCCACCTGCACTGAGCCGTCATCTCCCACTCTAAGAAAACGCAGGTCAGCCGTCGCAATCGTATGGAAATCCAGGAGCAGCTGTGTATCTGGAAGATTGAACTTAAGCCGCCCTTGAGAATTCACAAATATCTTTGGCGTATAGGACAAGGTGTCAATACTCCAAAAATCAAACCACTGGCTCCTTTGCTTCAACTGCTCAGCTGCGAGTTTTGACAACACTGCTTTAGAGGCGGGCTGTACCCCTGACCAAATCCATTGCGCCCCATCGGATACCCAGTAACCATTATTGGCTGGATCGGGGTCGTTAGTTACTCGGATTACCGTGCCTTTAGGTTTAGGCAAGGCCGCATCTGCTTCCGTTTTTGTGAGGTAAGTCCCCATGGCAGCGATATGCTCGGCAATATCTGCCGCCTCTTCAGCCCGCTCCGCGGCCCCCACAGCCTCCTGCACCAGCCCCGTGGGATCCACGGCGGATTTTAATGTTGGTCTGACAACTCCGAACCTGTCTTCCCAAGTGCTCTCCTGGCTATTTACTGCTTTATCTAAATTCTGGGAGTTGTCGTACAGATCCTTGGGGTTTGCGCTCCCGATCGGGTTTCCGGTTCTATATGTCGTCATTTCAAACGCCCATAAAAAAACCCGCCGAAGCGGGTTGATTGATGCTGGTGCCGGAGTTAATCCGGCGGATTATTGTTGTCATCGGCGTACACTCGCACGTCGTAATTTGCTGCTGTCACATCCGTAGCGTCGGTGCCACGGGCCTGAATGTTCGTGATCAGAGCTGGCTTTATCCAATCAGCAGTCAAGCCGAAGTAGATATGTGGGAGCTCCTGTTTCAGACTGACCTCTGGCCAAGGCTGCGGAATGTCAGCAATGATCGAGAAGTCATCAGGCCCTGGCAACGCCACAAACGGACCAACAAACTTGCCCTCTGGTGTTCGATACCCCACGGAATGCGGCGCACCGGCAACCCAGCGCAAAGGCTCACTGATGCGCAGCAATACACCACCAGAGGCAGGCCCAATATCGACCAGCAAGCCCATCCGCGCATTGCCAGGCTCGTCATCAAACAGCGGCACATAAGACAGATACTCACTGTTAAAAGCGTCCATTTCTGTGCCGAAGCTGTACTCACGATTTCGATAGGCCTGCTCTCGACGCCGGCGCATACCGATTCGCCAAGCTCGGACCCGGTCCGTCACGCCATCGAGCTTTAACTTCTCCAGCTTGAATCCCTGATCCCCTGGCAGCAGGCACTTCACTGTCATTGACGTCCAGGTATCCGCGTCGATGTACTCCACTTCCACCCCATCCGGATCCATGGGTTTGCGAGGGCTCACGCTTTCACGCAACGGCTTGGTCATGTTCAGCGGTGAGTAGCTTTGCTCGAACTGCGTACGCACATCATCGCGGACCGGTCTGATCAGACCATGCGACACAGTAAGCTCAGAGAACCCGGCCCGGAAAGCAAGTTTCAGGGCATCTTGGGCTGTCGTGAGGTCATAGACATGATCGAGCGTTTCGCCTCGGGTTTTCCAAATCGCATCCAATCGCCGCAGCTCGTCGGCATCCAGATTCAAGTCTGAGTACCCGATCGAGCCGGTGATATAGCGCGCAAATGCAGAGATGTCCCGCGTCGGCTGCGGGGCAGACCAAATGCCGTCGCTTTGCAGAACTGGCAGCATCCTCGTAGCCACCACATTGATCTGGTTTTCCGACTGAGCACCCAGGCGCCCACCGACTCGCAGCTTGGCCGCCATGGTGGTCCAGCGCGGATAGCTTGTTCGCGTCCGGAGACGGCTTTTCAGGCCGTACCACTGGATGGTGTCTTTGGCCTGCGTGGACGTGGCACTGGCACCTACGCGCCGAACGCGCACAGCCGGCCGCATTTGCGGGACACTGATCGACTCGGTAATACCGATTTGGTCCAGCGTCCAGTTTTCATACCATTTGCTGATCGTCGTGCGTGGGCCGCCATCTGCATTGCGGTACTGAATTTCGATGCCCAGCCCTTGTGTGGTCACATCACCATTGTCTCGTATGTACCCCAGCCCATTCGGAAAGAAGAAGTCAATCTCTATTGCGGTCGTCGTCTCTTTGCCAGGCGTGGCCACAAACTCGCTACTCCATTCCCCATAGACTGTGCCGCCACTGAACGTCACTGTCGCTTCTGAGCTGGTCACTTGCGGGAAGCCAAGCCAAGTCGGATCGCTCTGGCCGTTGGGCTGCAAACGCCACACAACGATGTTGTCTGATGAGTATTGTTGGACAACATATCGGGGCGCAGGATTGCGCTGGAAAACGAGTGTTTGCTGGCCGAGTGGAACGAAATTCACCCAACTGACGGGGTCTTCTGGATTCTCGCGGGGAATGGTCAACTCAATCCAACCGTCGCCATTTTCGTCCAGGTCCATGGAGCCGACGACAACGTTGTAGCGTTGCCCAGAATACTCCATCGTCAGAGCCACGCTTTCGAGCCCGCCAATCGGCATCAAGTGCTTAAAAGCTCCGGTGAAGCGGTTGCGCTGGGGTTGAGGAAATGGCAAATCTGGCCGTGTCACCTCAAATTGCTGCGGGAAGCGAATGTTGACCAGTGTTCCAGCTCCCCAGCCTGGAGGGAACTCGCTCTCTGAAGAGCGCCAGATATAGCTGCCATCAAACGAATAGCTCGCTGGTTGCGTGTTCTCCCGGTTTGCCAGCTCGGTAGACATTTCCAGGCCTGCCGTGCCCGAAGATGTACCGCCAACTGCGGGCACTGTGTGCCAGTGCTCATGTGTGGACGTGCCAGAAAGATCAGCGCCTGGACCGTAGATGGCATATGAACCGTCAGCCCCCAGAGCAGAGAACGGCGTGTCTCCTACTTTCACGTCCTCATCATTGATCTGGTACTGGCCTGGACCGATACACGCATGGAACTCTAGCCACTGCTCACGCCAGTTCACGAAGCGGCGGCGCGGCGGCGTCAGGTAATCAGGGAAGCGACGAAAGCGACCGGCAAGCTCAGGCACCACATCGCCCAGCTTTGCTTGGTTGGCCTTGGCTGAAGTCGTTTCAAGGCGCTGGCCTTGTTCCGGGGAGCCGTAGTTCTGACTGCCGCTCTTTGGCATCAGCCAGCCAAAGGCAAAGTTGAAGATACTGCCCAACAACTTGCCCAAGCCCGAGAACACGCCTCCATGCTGTATCAGACGCATTTCCACGTCATCACCAGCATCCAGGTGACGATCGGCCCACTCCAGCATCGGCAACGACTGGCCGTTAACCGTGACATGAGATTTGGGCTGCTCGGCCAGCGTATACGCCAAACCTTTGGACGCAAAAAAACCGGCTAAAGTGCCGGTCCATTCATACGTCTCGCAAGGTTGTTCGCAGGCCCCGCTAAGAAAGACTCTGATCGTCATAAAAAACAACCCGCGTGTAGCGGGCCTCAAAAGCGTTGATCTTGGTAAGCGTGGGTCCTGTGCCAGTGTCTGTCTCCAACACCCAGAGTCTGCCGTCCGCCTCTACGATAAGCCCGACATGCACGCAGAGCCGTGCGCGCCAGCCGGTGGCGATGGCTCCGGGCCTTGGCTGCACTTCTTTGAATCCACCCTGCTCCCGCACTTCGCTGGCCGCCGTGGTGAGGCCCGCTTTATCGTCCGGGTCCGTTTCCGAATAGCTGGGCAGCATCGCCCTGCCGAACAGCGAGGCTCTCGCCAGTCTGACGAGGCCCCAGCAGTCCAATTCCGGAGCGGAGCGACCAAAAGGCACGTACCGCGTGCACAGAAAGTCATCAATCGTCATAGATACTGAATCCCCGGTGCTGTCTCTGCCGTGTAGCGCTCTCGCGGCCAAGCGGTATTGAGCAGGTCGTAATAACTGGCCTCCGCCACAAACGTGCCGTTCTCAAACTGCCCGCTCAGCACGGTCATGACATACGGCCGCTCAGCCGGTGCCGTAATGTCGCTAGCCAAGTACGTACGGCTAGTCAGTGTCACCATTTGCCCGGATTCGAGCATGGCATCGACAATAGGCCGAATGCGGCCATTGGCCCCGGCAATACCAAACCGCAAAGTCTGTTGGCCAGAGGCGTTACGCGACGGCAGCGACAACTCAACGGCTGCTGCCTCGAACCGCACCAGCTGGCCGTCAACTCCGAGCATTCGATCTTCATAGCCCTGAACGATCCGAACTGGCGTAACACCAGGCGCGGAAACCTCAAGCGTATAAAGCAGCATCGAATCGGTCGGAGCGCTGGCATACACAATCTCTAAAACACTCATGCTTCTGGCCACTCCCGATTAAGTGCAATATCGATGATGCTCGACCCCAGAACGAACTCGGGAAACTCGCCCCAGCCTTGCGGCATGAGGGGTCGCTCCCAAATTTCCAGAGTCGCGCCAACCCGCCAAGCACACATACCCACTGGATCAGGGCCTGTATACATCGAGACGAAGCGGCAAACATAGTGCTGTTCACCTACGGGCGTTTTAAGCGGCGAGTTAAACCACTCAGCCCCATCTTTAATAGCGTCCCGAAACCAAGCCTCAAACAGTGCGGCCTCGTTATCGCCATTGAAGATCCAGTTCACATTGACGGTTGTAGGGACCGAGCTGAATCGCCTGCGTTGGCGGGCTCGGCCATCCTCCATCTGCGTTCGCTGAAAAGGCTGAGTGTGCTTTATCCCGTAGCCATCACGGACGGGCCAAGGAAGGCCCTCGGGGTAGTTAATATCTGTGTGAATCATGCCCCTACCCTTCGTACATTGCTAACAGACTGCAGCGCGTCAAAGGTCTGACCGCCTCGCAGAAAATCCCGTGACACTACGCGGACAATCAGCTCTTCATCGGTTGATCCCCGCTCTTCTGTCACCTGCGCCCCCTGGAACTCGCTGCCCATCAATTGAACTACGACGCGTGGCTCGGACTTGGAGGACGACCCGGCTTGACCGTCAAACCCACGACCAGCACGCTGACGCGCATCAATCCGCTCCAGCACCGAGTCCAGTCGGGCGCTCGTCTTGGCTGTAGTGACCCGCTCCCCCTTTTCCAGCAGCCATGTCCCTGTCTGCGGGACAGAATCAATGCCGTCGTGGGCCATACCTGCCATTGCGGTCATACTGATAGCCGTTGCCAATGGCGTAGCAACCGCCAAGGCCGCCCCCATCGCAGCAGGCGCTGCGGCAGGGCCAACAACCGGGATTGCAGCTGTACTAGCAAAGGCAGCAAGACCGGCCTGCAATGCAGTTGCATACGCATTAGCTGATATAGCCATGGCGCTGGACGCCTGAGTGGTCTTGCCTACAAACAGCTGGACAGCTTGGTAAGCCAGCCATTGAGCAGCCATCTGACCTAGAGCGTTAACCACTGAACGCAACATGTTCTGCCCCAGCTTCTGCATCGCGTCACCCAGGTTCTCCGAATCGAAGATCATGGACTCAAACGCATTGCCAAAACCACGGGTCATGTTATCCAGCATGCCAGTGAACAGCGCGTCTGTTTGACCGGCAATGTCCTGAGCCTTGGTGGCAAAGTTGTCCCATGCCCTGGACATACCATTCGTCCAGTCAGCTTCGGCTATCGCCCGCGCTTCGGCTGACTGCTGCAGGCCGGCGAGCTTCTGCTCCTCGAACTGCTGGAATAAATCAAGACGGTACTGGTATTGCTCTTGAGTGAGCGCTGTTTCCTTGATCTGCTGTGCCATCTCCAGATCAAGGCGTTTCTGGGCGTATTCCTGGCGGATCGCGAAGTCAGCCTGGGCCAACTCGCGCTGTCGGTCGCCCATCCCAACACCAGCCGACTCCAGATTCAGCTTTTGCTGGAACACGTCCATTTCCTGCTGGAATGCCAAGTACTGGCGGCTTGAATCAATCGCCGCCTGCATAGCCTTCTCTGTTTCATTCCAGGCTTGGATCTGGTCGTACAGCGTCAAGGCTCGTTTACGGTCTGTCTCCGAGCCCTTGGCCATCTCAATTTCATACCGGGCGGCCTGTTCAGCTGTCATGCCCAGGGCGCCCTTCTGAAGCATGAGCTGCTTGATTACATTCTTGAGCTCATCCTCTTTGGATGCCCCGCCACCGCCTGTCGTACGCGGCACAGCATTGGCGTAGATATTGGAAATCTGCGCCTCAGCCTCTTTGCTCACCTGAATAGCGGCTTCAGCCTGGGCAAAACCAGCGAGCATGTTCTGCAAAATGCCGCTTGCCACATCGCCTGACACCTCCCCACGCGCAAACGCATTGGTCGCGGCAATAAGGGCCTGGGTTTTGATGGCCAGCAGCTCCACCTTCTGCCGCTCGACATCCAACGCCCGGATATTGTTTTTGGCGGCCTCGGCGGCTTTTTTGTCCTTGCCCTCAATAGCCGTTTGCAGCTTCTTGTACGCATCAGTCTGTGCGGTGATAACACCAGCCATTTCCCGCTGAACAGAATTAGCGCCCGCTTGGGCCGCCTCAAACACGCCCAGTTGACGTGCGCTCATGCCGATAACGTCGCGGGCGTCAGTCAGCTTTTTAAGGTACTCGTCCCATTTTTCGATACCAGAAGCAAAGCTGTTCGAGGTGGATGAAAGAATGCTCAGGGACCGATTTGTGGCGTCTAGGACATTCTTCGCACCCTGCGCATTTTGTTCTAGCTCATCAAAATTTCCGGCAAAAGTAGCCCACTCGTCAAGGGCGCTACGCGGGATGCCAAACCGAGTGGCAAAGTCACTCAAAATTGGAGATAGCGACTCACCGCTTGCACGCGCTGCATGCAAGCGATCAATAACCAAATCCAACTCTGCAACGGGGACGCCAAATCGAAGAAGATTGATGCCGCCAACGCTCGCAATAAGATCAGAAAATGCTGAGTCCGCCTTTCTTGTGCCCTCTTCAAACGCTTTTGTGTATTGAACGAGTTTGCTTGCCTGCTGATCCTTGCTGAGTTTATTAAAGCTTTCGACTACCGAGCTGAGCGGTGATTTCAGGTCCTCCACCGTACGGGCGAGAGCATCTGCACCGCTTTTTGCCTCAGAGAATGCTGAATACATGGCGTACCCAGCAGCGGCCAGCACGGCCACAATCGCTCCAATGGGATTGGCTGCAATTGCGGCAGTCACCGCCTTGATGCCTCCAACTACCCCGACAGCCAACGATTTGGTTAGAACAGTAAGGCCACCAATCAAAGCCGGGGAATAGAACCCAGCCAAGGCTATGGCAGCAATGTCAGCGTACTTGGCTACAGCCAACAGCGCTGACCCAGCAACATCAAAGGCTGGACCTACCAAAGCCCCAAATGCCAGCACGTAATCACCGGCCACTCGAATGCCGTCAGCAAAGCCAAGCACAGATTCAGCCAGGAAAGCTGATGCGCCTGATGCCTTATCAATCTTTCCTACAAACTCCGTAATATTGTTCTGCACACGCACGAATGCGTCTGCCATAGTGGCAGGCATAAGCGCCGCCTCTTCGCTTAGCCGCGTTAGCGACGAAACCATGCCCGTGGCGATAACGTCGCTCGTGACCTTCCCTTCAGCGGCCAGTTTTCGCAAGGCGCTGGTAGTGACGCCCATCTGATCGGCCATTGCCTTCAGAATTCGCGGACTGCGCGAGACGATGGTATCGAATGCTTGGGCATCGAGCTTACCTGTTGCCAGCGATCTCGAAAGTGAGCCAATCACCACGTCTGCATCCTGCCCGCGAGTGGCCGTTGTCACCAGGGCATGGTTCACCGCCTCTGTGAAATCGGCGGCTTCCGATGCGCTACGGCCCAGATCACGGAACGTAGCCACGTTTCTGGCATACACACCAACCGTCTGCTGAAGCGGCGAATATGATGCGTTCGCCATATCAGTCAATCTTTGCATTGAGTCAGCGGCATTTGCCATGTCGCCTGTCGCCGCGCCAACCTGGCTCTGCATGTCCGACCAGGAGTCAGCGTAATTTTTGAGAGCATTTACGCCGAGCGCCGCGGTCACAAAAGCCCCAGCTTTAAGCGCGGCTGTGCTCAGGGCTGACATTTTCGATGCTGCTGACTCCCCGGCACGACCAAGGCCATCAATCGGCCCCTTGGCTTTCTGGCTCTCCTTGCCAAGCTTTTCGGTAGCACGCTCAGCATCCTCACCTGCCCCAGCAAAACGGCCGAGCGCATCACGGGCTCGCTCAATCCCGTCCACGCCGTCAACGCGCAAACCTAAAGCGGCGACTTCCATAATGTTTCACCCATAAAAAAACCCGCCGTAGCGGGTTAGGGACTTCTAATACAACTTCTATTGTGAGGCTTTCTGGAGCTCCCTAGCCGCCTTATAGGACGAATCTAGTGTCTTTTGACTAGCCTCCGTAATATCGTCGGCTAAAGTTTGGTTGCTCCATTTGCTAACTTTCCCATCTTTAAAGGTCACTACCAGTCTATCTTGCGCTAGGTTCTCGTTATCAAATGGAGTAAATCCAATTAGCACCTTATTCCAATAAATCCATCGCTCTCGATCTTCATTTACATCAGTCCGACGCGGCTCACCCAGAACACCGATAACTTCAGGCTTGCTCATTCCAATACCGAGATGCAACGAGCCCCTGTTGTAATCAATTTTATTTGCGCATCCAGCCATAAGCAAAACCGAGAATACCGCCACAAAGAAACGCCTCATAACCCCTCCGTAACAAAAGAATACGGGCCATGATACCCCAACGGGAAAAGCCCGCGCTAGGCGCTACCGCGAAGACGGTTTCTCATTGGCCTGATGAAACAAATACACATCATCCATTTCCCGCATCAGCAGCAATAAAGCGTCTGGATCGAGTCCAGGATTGCGCTCCGCATATTGCTCAATCGTTGACCAAGGAATTGGCCCCGCCACCATGCCCGCCTGGCGCTCGGTGGAAAGCTCATTGAAGGCCCGCCAGTAGGACCACTCCACATCATGCAGATCTGGAGCGATAAGCCCTGGCGGAACCTCCTGCCCGTAACGCTCATAAGCTTTGATTTTCTCATGAGCATTCGGGTGTTTGAGACTCCATCGAAGGCGGGCGATTAGTTTTTTGCCAGCTCTTCCACAAACAAGTTGGCATCAGCATCTACCCGCTGTGCGGCCAGCAGGACCATACCGGCAAAGCGCTCACCATTACGCGAAGTGATGAACTTGGCGGCCAGTTCGGGGGTGTAGGGCAAATCCTTGCCGCCGTCTTTCAGGCCGCGCCAGCCCTTCAAAACCACTTCGGCCAGGGTTTCGCGCATGGCTTTCGATAGCTGCTCTTCATTCAAAGGTTTGCCGCGATTTTTCAAGCGTAGTGCCGCCTGTTTCTGTGTAAGCGCCTTTTGAGCATCTTTCGAGCCAATGCCACACACCAGAAACTCAACACCAGGCGCACCGTCCAGGTCGCCGACCCACGTGCCAGAATCAATTACGTTCAGGGCTTCGTCAGTCAAAACCAGTTCATTGATATCCATGTCTGTAATTCCTATTTCGGTTCTGGTTCGTTAAGCGGAGCTGGCAGGTGAACCAAGCCTTCCAGCCCCTAACCGCTGACGCGGGTTCGTTAAATCGTCACAATCCGACCATCAACTGCGATGGGCCAGGTGCGGGTATACAAGTCATTCTTGGCACCGCCGGAGCGTGCGCCGTCAGTAGCCAAGCCCTGGAACAAATCGGTCATGCCTACAGGCGGGGCGGAGGCGGTGTGAGTGCCCGTACCTGCTGCCGTGGTGGCGATGGGCGTGCCGCCTTCTGTGGCCGAAACGCTGAACGCATTCGCGGTCAGGCCATTAGCCAAGACGTAATAGACAGTCCCGGCAGTCAAGCCGGTAGGCAGTGCACCGGTGGTGGAAAACACCACAGGTTGATTGGCAAACAGACCGTGCGCTTCCCAAGTGACGACAGCCGGGTCTGCCTCAGTGATGGTGACGGTAGACTCTGGCGTGCAATCAGCGCCGCGCTCGATCTTGAATTGATACGGGCGGCAGTGCTCAATGGCCTCCAGGTACTTAATCTGACCTGGGTCCAGCGCCATAGGCACAAACTGGTTGGTCATAGTCCCGCCGTTGCGACCGCCTTTGGTCTTGCGAGTCCATTCTTCATTAATCAATTCAAACTCGTTGACGGCTTGTTCCCCGCCCAGCTCGCCCAGGTTGTACAGGCCGCCAATCTCAATCCAGTCGGTATTGGCGAAATCAGCCAGGGTTGTATTGCCCTTGGCCGGTACAGGCATGCTGCTGATAAAAACTCGCGTTCCCGCGATTGTGTAGAGCTGCTCGCTCATGTGCGTCTCCAAATGGAAAAAGCCGCACGGGGCGGCAAAAAGAAAACCCGGCGCTTGGCCGGGTCAGTTCAATTGCAGCGATGGCTGCATTTGTTCAGATATTTGATTCACCCGCGTTACCAAGGGCGGCTTGCGGCGTTTATGCTCGCTCAACCCTCGACCGCACAGGCTGGCAAATCGGTCTTGCGCATCCAGCGCTGCCTTGGCCTCGAACCATTCGTGGATAAGAGACTGCGCTGCTTGGTGCCCTTCCAGGATGTCCAGCACCCAGCGCCGGAACTCTTGAGCCCTGGTTGTGCGGGCAAACATGCCAATCAGGTGCGCACCCCGAAGGCTGAATACGCGAGCGGTACGGTGCTGACCTGGGCCGTCAAATTGAGGGTCCGGGTCTTGAACCATGACAAGACACGTCATGGACTCCGAGAACTCAGCCTTGTATCGGTCGTAGATCCTGGTAACCGCGTCGGCCCGCGCATAACCGAGCGCACGGGCAATATCAGCTGCGCTTGCCCACTTCTTGCCATCCTTATCTATCAAGCGGATAGTTTGGTTTTGGAACATCAGTTCTTTCATCGTCTTGTTCTCCGAAAAGAAAAGGGCCGCCCGCAATGGGCAGCCCCGGACTTTTCAAAGCTCTTCCACCCTCTCGGGCTCGGCACCTACCGATTTAAGGCTGCTTGGAAGCATTTGCCCGAAGATGCGGGCATAAAAAAACCGCCTCGATGGCGGCTATTCTTTATTAGCGGATGTTTTCGTCCGCTCCGGTTTTCTGGCAAGCTCCTGTCCACCCGTTTTCGGTTTCAGCCCCACCATCTCGGCTGCGCCTTTAGCCACATGGCCGGCAGCCTCACCTATTTTTCCCTTCACCCAAGCATCACGCGCCAGCTTTCGCCGGGCCTCACAATCTGCGCACATCGTTCTCTCCTATGCAAAACACTGCCATGGGACACGGACCGGAACAGTCCAGAACCCGTTATCTTCAAAGCCTTCTTGAACGTGGGGATAGTCAGTCACTGACACACACACACCGCCGTAGGTCATTTGCGTGCCGTCGCGAAAATGATCCGCTACCGTCCCAGCTATTTGGTCGTAGGCTGAAACATCCTGGCCAAGCGGATAAACCAAGGTGACAATCAAGGCTCCTGTTCGTCGGTGCGGCTTACCGGCAGCAATCATTTGCCGGACTGGCGCCACAGTGATACGCCCTACCCGCAAGTAAGGCTGTGGCAGCCCAGCGGCATGCGGAACTTCAAAGGTCTGGCCCGGCCAAGCCTTGGTATACGACAAGGGGAGCGACTCTATCCGGCTCTTTAAAGCCAGCCAAATTGCCGTTTCGGTTTTTGCGCTCATTTGCTCTTCGCCTCGACTCCTGATTGCAGCTCCGCCACCGCTTTGGCTACGATCTGCTGCCAGTTCGCGATGGCACCTTCAATGAAATATGAGCCAGCTTGGTTGTAAACGCGACCCAATGAATCTGCACCGACAAACCCGTAGTTCTGCCGCCGAGCGTAGATAGCTTGATATCCAATCCAGACAGGTTGGCCGAGCCCAAGAGTGGCAGTAACCGCCCCCACATCTTGATCTTTAAGAAATACCGCAGCGCCCTCTGCCCCTTGTGGCATACCTTGCGTGGAAGCCATAAGTGACCGCGCCAAGTTGCCTGTCTGAAATGGCAGCCGTCCGCCATTTGGCTTGGTTTCCCGCATCTCATCAGCAAGGAGCTCAATCGAGCGTCTGTGAGTTGCTTCAAGCCTCTTCTCGCTTTGTGCAGCCCAGGCTGACACTGTTGCAGTAAATGAATTACTCATTCCAGCCCCACAGAATGATCCAGGCGGTATGTGGTGTCACAGCCGCATGAAATAACGTGTTTTGCTCCGCCGGCCGGATCGTGTGCGTGCTGCATGCTCGTGCCATCAGGAAATACAAATGGCGTATCCAATCCTCGGACCGACTGACCAGACATAGCCACGTGATCTGGACGACTCTCTTTGGTTGCGCCGCGCCGATGATGCCAAGTCTTGATAATCGCGCTCTTGTCCAACCCCTTTGACTCCGCTAACTGCTGCCATTGCTCGTCCCGAGCCGACATAACGGCATTAGCTGTCTCAGTGGCTGCCACCGTATCCGCCCTCGCCTTCAGCAGCGCATTGCTGAACTGCCGCTCACTGATCAAACGATCAGCCTCTGGCACCGCCGTTCCTGCTTTGTAAGCCCGGATAATCCGCTGCTCGGTCGCGGCGTTCACCTTGTACCGGAGAGACAGCTTGCCATCCTGCCGGACAATCACCAGATCTCGCACACCATCTGCGGTGCGCATACCCTGTGTGACTGCCTGCAAACGTGCGACACGGGGGGCGTCCAGGCCAAGTACGCCACCTGCTCGTAACCCTCCTTGCACTCTGCCCGCCAGATCGACTGCGATATTGCGCGGCCCCTGCCCTCTGCCGAACCCAGCCTCAATGACCATACGGGCTACTTGAGTCTGTTCTTCAGAGAAGCCCACGACGCGACTGGCGACGTTCTGCCGAATCCACTCTTGCGCGCCGGGGTTCGTCATGTGGAACCGAGTGCCGATCCCGCCCAGGCCCTGCGCCTGAATCTGTGCTGCCGTGGATGCTCCGGCCAGTGCATAGGCCTGCGTCATCTTGGACGAATACTCAGCCCAGGCCGCTTCATTGATATTGAGAGCAGCAATCGCACCTTCGATGTCCGTTCTGGTCAGCGCATCGAGCAAGGCCCGCCAATCGGCGTTTGCTTGTAAATCGGTGACGCTGGCCATGAAAGCCCGGTGAATCTCCGGCTCAAGCTCTGCAATGAGCTGGGCAAATAAGCGGGCCTGCGACCGGTTGGGTCTGCGTGTAGCCATATCAGCCCCGAATAATGAATTTCACCGCACTGGTAACGCCGGCTGCCGGGATCTTTTCAACCGCAATAATGTGAACCGGCACCCCGTCCACAGACAGAACATCGCCCGCCGTGTACTTCATCGCTGGAACTGTGCATATAGCCTGCCGGTCAGATGCCAGAATCACCGTTCCGTCCATCTCTGTGCCGATAAGCTGCTTGCTCACGCCGCGCACTGCACCCCGGAGAAGTTCCGTCTCAGTCGTAGGCTCAACTGGCTCCCATGGCTTGCTGGGGTCCGGCGCGCCTGGGATTTTGCGGGTCAGCTTAATTTCACCCTGCCCTAGTCCACCTTGACTCGTTGGAGCCAGCAGCTGAGCGGCCATCTTGGCCATGTCTGAATAGAAATCGGCCATCAGATCACCCTGAACAAGCTATTAAGGTCACGCCCTTGGCTGCACAGCCAGGGAAGTACCATTCCATTAATGAGGGCATCAGCAGCAATACCGGCGGCAGATGCCGCACCACCAGCGTCCGCTGCCGTCATGAACTCACGCTCGATCACATCAGCCTTTTCTCGTTTCGTGATGCGATTCGGGTCAGTGCTGCCAGTCGCCCATCCGGGACTCATTGCTTCCAAGTAAGCGGCCCGGTAACTGGCGTTGACCCATGTGGGCGGGGTCAACGTGTCCGGGACCGCTTGGCCATTAATACGATGCCCAGTTCGCGGCCACGCCAGCTCCTGATCAAAACCGCCTGCACGGCGACTGCATTGCAGCTTTGCTTCGTAGGCGGCGTCAATATAGGAGCTTCCGATCTGGCGCAACACGGCAGGAACAGCCCCATCAGGAAGCTCCAGCCCTTGCCCGCTCAACCAGGCAAGAAACCCCTCATCGGTTCCATATGCAGCCATATCAAGGCTCCGGGTCTGGATCAGCCGCAACCACTGGGCCGAGCGCGTTGGATGCGGCCTGCGCATTGCCAGCGGAGTTCGTGCCAGTCACGCGCACACTGATGGCTGCGCCAATGTCAGCAGCCACCAGGGTATAGCTCGCAGCAGTCGCACCGTTTATGGCCGTGCCACCACGCAACCACTGGCGGGTATATGTCGGCGTCGGGTTGCCGGTCCATGTGCCGGTTGTGCTGGCAAGCGCCTGGCCCACGGTTGGGATGCCCGACACAACGGGAGCAACCGTATTCACTGGCGCGGACAATGCAGCCACAACAGCGGCAGTGGCCGAGCTGGTAGCACTGGCATCACCTGCTGCGTTTGTCGCGTCTACGCGCAGGGCAATGGCTTTGCCGAGATTCCCGGCTGCTATCACGTAGGTCGAACTTGTTTCGCCACTGATTTCCGCCCCGTCTGCAAGCCACGCGTAGGAGAGCGAAGGCGATCCAGTCCATACGCCTGCGTTACCCGTCAGCGTTTCGCCCACCCTGGCTACCCCGGATATAGACGGCAACGTCGTATTCTCAGGAGCCTCAATGGTGACAGATGAGCCTGTGCCGCTGGATTCGTATACGCCGATTATCTGCTGGCTGTATTCGTCGGGGTCAAGTGTGACTGATCCGCCCATGGCTTTCGCGACATGATGCACGCCAGCCACGTCCCACAGGCCGACGGCAGCCGCAGATAGATTAGTGAATGTCACGCTCATTGGCTTGCCTTTTTACTGTTTCGTGGTTTTGCCGGAGCATCCTCGATGCGAACAGCCTGACTTGCACCCAGCAAATCCAAGTACTCCCCGGAAAACTCGCCTTCAACACTACCGAAGGATGGCAACCGGACAGAGCCATTGATGCCCTGCAGATCAAAAGGACTGTTGGTTAAGTTGGTAATCTTTTTCATGGTCACTCCAGATATATTGCAGCCCACTGTTTCCAATGGGCTGCGTATATCGGCTCATGAAGAGCCAATAGGACTTACGGCGTAGGCGGTTCGCTGATCTGGTCGATGTAGCGCATAGCCACAGTCGTCAGAAGCTCGACACCACCGGTGCGGAAGATGCCAGGAACAGCAAAGTTCAGGGGGCCGTCTTGCCAAACCGGCAGGAAACGATGCGGCATCGGCAGATGCAACTTGGCGTACTCGCCGTCATTCTTGTAGGCCACCAAGCGTCCAGTAGTGCCATTCGCGGCACCCGTGCTCAACTCGCGCACACTGCGGATCGTCAACGGGCGGTTAGTCTGTAGCGTATACAGATTGGTCCGCATCACAAACGACAGGATGGTCTCCGTCGTGGTGGCACTGTACGGGGTGGCCGCAATGTAGTTCAACGCTTCGACCGGCAACAAGACTGTGTCGGCCAGCTCAGTTTCGAAGGTTGCCAGCGAAATGCCCTGCAGTGCGGTATTGATGTCGCGCACGATCTGCGCGGGCGTTTTCTGACCAACGCCTGCAGCATCGACCCAGAGCGTGGTACCGTCTGTGCCGTCAGCCGGAGCATTCAGGGTGACAACGCCGCCGTAGTTGATCAAGCCTCCAGTATTCTTCTCCGCACTGCCTTTCAGAGTCAGGTCATACATGAACTTCGTGTATGCCAGACGTGCGGCACGTGCACGGCGATCCGGCAAACCTGCGCCGGGGAATCCCATGGTCATGTTGACCTCTTCCAAGTTCCACTGGTACCCGATGGCAGCCAAGTGGAAGGTCTTGGTCTGCATGTCCTGGCTAACATCAGCCAATGGGATGTCCTTGGCATAGCCGGATTGCCAATTGGCGCGGCCAGACATATCGGACGAATAGGTCAAGATGCCGGGCGACCATTCAGGGCCGGAGGTATCCACAAAGATCAGACGCCCAAAGTCCCAATCGGGATAACGGGTCTCGTAGACACGCTGGTTGATCTTGTACGCTTGCCCAGTGACGAATGCCAGGGCTTGTTGATCGGTGAAATTCATGTTTTAAGCCCCCGAAACGGACAGCGAAGGGACGGGGCGGCGATAACGCACCACGCCCACGGAACCGCTGGCACCAGCCTCTTCGAACTGAGCACCAGGGATGGTGACGACAGTTGCCGATTGCGCGGCTGCCGTCCAGGTTTTGTTGGCTGTGTTCCAGCGGGCCTGTGCGCCTACTGTCACATCACCGCCCAGCAGCACGCCAATCACGCCGACTTCGCAGATGCCCACGTTGTCGTACTGCGCATAGCTATCGCCAGTGTGCGGCAGAACCTGCGAGGCTTCAGTAATGCCCAGCACGTTCTCGCCATTGGTGGCGGTAATTTCCACAGCGGTATGGGCGCCAGTGCCTGGCTTGACGGGAACACCAAACCCCAGCACTCCTGTGCCTTCCTTGGTGCGAGTGATGGTGTTCCACTCTTCCATGTTGACGCGCCGGCCCACCGCAAACGCGCCCAGACTTTCCTTGAATTGAATAGGCATGTTCTTGCCCTCCTTTATTGGTTGCGCCAGGCGTTCAGGTCAGCGACGCTCTTCGTGTGGGCGTCATTCATCTGCTGAGCAGCATCGCCCACGTTCACTACGCCATGCTTGATGGCATCAGCCACAGGATTCCCAGGCTTGGCGTCCTTGGCGATGGCTTTGAACATGCCGTTGATTTCGGCGTCGCTGGCGCCCTGTACCATTTCATCGCCCAGCTTGGCAGCTACAGCGGCCTTGCGCAGATCAGCGTCGGATTTGCCGGTTACGTCGATCTTTGCGTCGATCGCATGGACCTTGGATACAAGATCGGTGCGGGCGGCCACCAGGGCGTCCACGTCCACAATGGCAGCGTCTTTAGCCGCTTTCAGGTCCGCCTTCAACTTGCCAATTTCTTCGTCCTTGTCTTCCTCGGACTTCTTCTTGGCGGCTTCGGCGTCAGCCAACTTGCGCTGCATATCGGCCTTGTACTGCTCGATAGCAGCAACATCGGTCACGGCGACCTGGACAGCCTTATCGCCCAGAACCACCGTCTTGAGTTGATCGCTCATGCGACCTCCTTTCTCGGTTTTGGGCGTGATGCCCGGTTGAAAATCGTGAACGGGGCTCACGCCCCACGCATCGCCGATACGCGCTTTCTCTCCGGCCCGCCCCTTGGGGACCAAGGCCAGATGGTTGTATCGGATGTTCTTTTGCTCAAAGTCGGCCTCTAGGCCATCACGCGCCTTAACGATTGCAGCGCTGTAACCCATCGAAATCTCGCGATGAGTGGTGCGCGCAGCCTTGGTGGCACTGGCGTCCTTGATCATGGGGTTGACCACGATCCACTCTGACTCAGTGCTGTAGGCATCGCCCACCTCACCCACAGAAAGCTTTGCCCAGTTCTCGGCGGTCACATCCTCGGCGGGGTGATCGACAGTGACAGGCAGGCGAGTAATGCTTGCCAGCGAATCAGAGTGAAAGACCTCGTCTGGATGCCGGTAGACGCGCACAATGTCGTCAGGCTTAAAACCCGCCTCAGCAGCTACGTCGCCCAACTCCCGAGCCAGATACTCCTGCACACCAGTGCGTGAAACTCGGGCGGTAGCGACCAAATAGCCTTCGGCAGTCTCTTTTGTATCGCCGACGCTCACGCGGTCAGTAAATCGGATCATTCAATCTCTCCTGCGATACCGGTCATGCCCTGCTCGGCCAGCGATCCATAGGTTTGAATGGCTTGCTCGAGCCCAGGAAGCATTCCTTGCTCGGTGAACTCGTTGACTAGCGCGTCTGACAACGCATCCATCGGGATCAGCTCCCCAGCGTTCGGGCCAGCCAAGCTTCGGGCTGCCGTTGCTGTCTTGCTGAAAATCTCGGCCCGCTCGGATTGCGTCATCTGGCGCAATGGCGTCCACTCGTAATAGATCTCAGCTGGACGGCTACCCAGGGCCTGCCAGACGATGCACTGGTCAAGCGTCTGCATGGCTGGGCCAATTTCAGTTGTCTGGTCATGCCCGATACGGTCGTAGTACACGCGCTCGTCGCCGTCGCCGGAGCCAGACAGGCCCACTGCGGCACGGCCATACAATCGCGTCACGGGGATACCGGCGGCGCCAGCTACGTTGTCTTGAAATTTGGCGACTACATCAGGAAGACCAGCAAAACTAGCGTTCTTCTGGTCGTACTCGTCCTCTGCGTCGATGATCAACGCGCCATTAATGCCCTTCATAGCGGCCTGGGCGCTAAGTCGCCGCGTGATTTGCGCATCGTTGCGCTCATCAGCCAGAAGATCAGCAAACCCCTTGAACTTCAGCACATCGACCTTGGCTTCAAAGACCAAGGAGGCGATGTTCGCCATCGTTCCATCCATCTGACGCACCGCATCAATGGTGGCCTGCAATACACTGTCGCCCCAGGCCAGACTGGTTTGCCCCACATTCAGACTAGGGTCGGTTGGCAGCGCCTTACCTCGAAGCACCACCAGCCGACTTGCGTGAATCCGGACTCGCTCAGCTTTCTCGCTCGTGGTGAGCGTGTAAAACTCGGCCCTGCCGAAGTACTCGTTGTTGATGTCACGAACCAGCTCTTCGGGCTGCAGGCTTTGGGGCGTCAGAATTACCAGGGAACGGATTTCAGTGCCGGGAGTGATCGGCCTGGACTGGTCTGCATCGCCTGTATTGATGTAGATAGCGGCGCCACCATAGAGACGCGCTGCCACCAGCCCATCCTGAACCAACTTCTGTAGGCCAAGCTTCTTTTCCAAGGCCTCAATCAATGTGATCTGGTCTTTGTTGGCTCGCCACTGCCGCCACTTGCGTGTTGAATCCTCTGCGGGATAGTCAACGATTGCGGCTGCAAGCCAGGAATTGCGGTACATCTCCAGCAGCTCATGAGGCGACGTGCCAACGGTTTGATAAACCGAACTGGCCGCCTTATCCCTGCCTGTGCCTAAATTTGCGACGACATTCACCAGGCCGTCGGCGATGTTTTTGATGACGCCCATTCGGCCCGCCCATAAAAAAACCGCCCTAAGGCGGCTTGTTGATTAAGAAAAACCTCTCCAGCTATATCCAGCTCGCTTGATTAGCGGCCCAAGCGCATACCGGGTTGCATCGATGTAGTGGTTGTTTTTATCCACGATATCGGTCAGAACATCGCCAGTCAGTCGGTCCACCTTGTAGCTGTACGTCCTGGCCTCATGCAGAAACTTAGTGCAGCGCGGGTGGATGATGATTTCTTTGTAGCTGCGTAGATGCGCAATGCCGTCCTCAACGCTGCCCTTCCATTTCTCCACACCCTCAATGCGTGGTATGGCCGGGCGTATCCCGCCACCGGTACTCTTGACATGGCTGATCGTCTCAGGCCGCGCCGAGTCTGCCCGAACGGTGTGCTGCTCGATACCCGGTAAGCGCTCAATCATGAACTTAGCAATGTCGTCGTTTTCCAGGCCAACCTTGCCAGCCTCATACTCGACATACAGGCGTTGATCTTGGATGGCCAGCCGTACACCTGCCGTCGGGTCTTGGGAGAAGCCCCAGTCGATGCCGAAGTAAGGCCCATCGAACTCTGGAAGATCGAACTCTGCCACCCGGTACTTGCCGGACAGAATCTGCGCCTCACTGTTCTCACGGTATGCGCCGTCCCAGATCCAGGCATACGTCTGATCATCCAGCCGATCACGGTCATCCAGGCGCTCTTGCTCAAGCTCGGGAGGAAACCATGGGTTATCCGTGTAATTGAGCTCGACAATTTTCGCCCCAGTCGGCGGGCTCTTGCGAAATCGATCATCCGTTGGGCTGCCGTTTTTCTCCGGGTTCCAAGTGACCCAGATTTCAGAGCCTGCCTCGCGAACGGTTGGCGTGAGCTTTTGCCAAGCAATCTTACTCACGTTCTCCGCCTCATCAATCCAGGCGATCAGGATTCGAGCCTTGGACTTGATACTGTCCAGGTTGTGGCGCAGCCCACAGAACGCATACGAAACACGCCGGTTCTTCGTGCGGATGTACTTCTCGCCGATATCGAAATACGCATCCAGCCAAGGATTTGACCGAATCGCCTGCTTGATTTCCTCCATTGAAGACTCTTCCAGGCTGTTCATGTATTCACGGGCACTCAGGATCACCCCCGACACACCAGCCTCAGCGAACATATAAGCCCGCACCGCTGTCATCAGCGCAAAGCTGCGCGTCTTAGCAGACCCTCGCCCGCCGTGTGCGCCCCTGTATCGCGCCTGTCCACTGAATACCGGAATCAGCTTAGGTGGTAGCTCAATCCTTGCTTTCGACATTGGGGGCCACCAGCTCAATCACCGTAGGCGTCGTAGGAATCGGTCCGCCGTTGGGTCCACTGTGTTCAATCATCTGCTTATCTAGGCCCAGCAGCTTAGCCTTGCCCATGGTTGCCGCCACCGCCGCAGATGACTGGGCGGTCTCAGCCGTCAATGCGGCCTGCCTGGCTTGCTCTAGCTCGGCCAGCAAATCATCCACGGTCAATTTATGGCGCTCGACATGCTCAGCCTGTAATTCTGCAACCCTTGCGGCAATCTTGCGGTTGTCCAGCAGCTCCTTGGCGGTCCGATTGACCGTCTCGGGTTTCATCTTTCCGGCGTTATAGGCTCGCCGGTATGCCTCGGAAGCATTGCCCGCCTCTACATAAGCAAGGGCAAAGGCCTCCTGCTTTGGGGTCAGGGGCATAGCTCAATCCATTGATTTAATTATTATCCGCCTGCCTTATAGCTGCTCGCAGCATGCGGGTGCTAAATTGAAACTCCATAAACTAATAAAGGAGTCACTAATGGCAGCTCGGCGTGAAGTCGTGAAAGATCAGTTTCAAGTTCAGGATGCATCTGGGAAGCAATACACAATCATCCATATTTCTGAACAGGTTGATGTTGGCGGCCTATCTGGTAGGGAGTGGATGGAGACCATCGGTCGGCTTCAAACATCCGAGGGGTACGCCGTCAACCTTTACGACTCTGACAACTTCCATATAGTTAATCTCGGGGTTGATGTCACCCGCGTTTAATTAAACAAAAACCCGCCGATCTTCCGATGGGCGGGCCTGTTCAAAACCTATAGGCACAGTTGTGCTCACTGGTATTCTTGCAGTTTCCCTTGCAGTTTTCCAGTCCGTAATCTTGCAGTTTTGGCAGCCAAGTATAGGTGGCTGAAGTTGCGCCTGATTTTTCAACTCGGACCTGCCCCGACTTGCTCAACTCGACCAACACTTGTCGCACCCCTTCCCTAACCGCTCCACGGCGTGAATCACTGATGCTCTTTGCTTGAGTAACGTGTCGAACGATTTGCGCCATCCTAAATCCTAGGCCTGGATACGCCGCCAGCAGATCAATCACCTCCGACGCATACTTCAAAGCAATATCTCCTTTTCTACCTTGGCCCTGAATCCTTCCAGGTGCCGTTTGTAATCCTCGTCCCGCAAGATGGCTCCGGTAATCTGGCGAATCCACCGGCGCGCTACCACCAGGCGCTCAGGTGCAGACAGGTTGCCAAAGTGCGAGTTCTTACGGGTGTACTCGGCCTGCACCACCATGGCCTGATAGCGCGGCAGGCGCTGGTACAGGACATCCACTGCCTGGGCGTGGTCTTGGTTGATCGGGCGGTAGTCGTCCTCCCAAGGCACGTACCGCTCCATATTCCCGACCGTCTCGCCGGACCAGCACCAGCGGGCCCAGTTCCAAAGCAAGTCATCGCCGCTCAGTTTTTGCATGGCTGCCCTCCCCGAATAACGCTTTAAGTCCTTCCCGCGCCCGTGCCTGTTTCGCCTCGGGCTGCCTCTCCTGATGTTCTTTCCGTTTCCGGCGGACGAAATCAACGTGCTTGGACGGGTCTTGGTACATCCAGCTTGGGTATGACATATCAGACCTCCCTCACTGAAATGCCATGGACCTGGAGCATGAGCTTGCGCTTTACGATGTAGTCCCGCGTACGCATACCTTTGGCGTCCTCAATTACGGTCTGGCCGGTTCGAGTGTCCGTGTACCGGAAGTCGGCCACGTACTCACACGCTCTTTCGGGCCTTCCATCGTCACGGCGCTGCTTGGGGATCAGTTCGAAACGGGGCTGCAGCTCTAGGTCGGTGATCGTCCCTGTACGCTCCAACAGTTTGAGCACTCCGTATCGGGCGGCTTCCCTCTTTGAATCGAAGGTGTGGCCATCGATGACCGTCTTGCGGTTTCCGTACTTGCGCTTCATGCCTGCAGCCTCCGCGGTGAGCTGGGGGCCAATGCCTCCTGCATTTCACTGCCGCTGAGCTGCTGGAATCCGATGCGCTGGGTATCAGAACCGTTCTGCAGGACCAACTTGGCGCGCACGGCATCGCCAATCAGCACCGGCGGCTCTACCGGCTGGCCAGTCTGGCTGTTCTGCGCCTCAGCAATACCGGGCAGCCATCTGGGATACCCCAAGCTGGGGCGTGTCGCATAGCCGCGGTAGCGGTTCTCGAACTCACGCGCCACGAACGGCCACTCGTCCTCTTTCTTCGCCCCTAGCGCGACCCAGCCGCCCATGTCTTGCAGCACCAGCAGGATGATCGGATCGTCAAATGTCACGCTACGGTATGTGCCGACTGTGCGCACGGCTCTATCCACTTTGGCCCAGGCCACCAAGGCGCTATCCTGAGTCGAGCCACGCAACAGCTTCACAATGTCCGAAGGCTTCGGCACATACTGGCCGTTGTCCGGGTTCACGCAATGCCGGTTTATGGCTTCGCTGACAGCTGGATAATCAAAGGGCTTCATGGCTTCCCACCAGACGTTCAACGCAAAGCGTGATGTGTCCCTGTGGTAGAAGGCATAGACGTCGGCCATAAGGCCAAAGAACTGCTGTTTTTCAGTGTCGTGCATCTCAGGACTCCAAAGCGGCTAGACGGGCAATTTCTCGGTTTCGGGCTTCTAGGGCCTCCTGGCGATTCAAGGCTCCGGACTGCGCTGAGAGCCCTTGTCCGGCGTTGCTTTCCTTGATGCCAAAAAGCCCAGTCCAGCCACGCTCAATGCTTTGCTCGATGGCAGCGGTTGGGTCCTGCCCTGCGGCATGTAGCTTGCCGAGTGTTCGCAGAGAAAGCCGTTTGGCTGCCTCCGTCCAAGCCTTACCGGATTTTTCTTTTCGGAATTCATCCCACATCGACCACGCATCAGAATCCAGCCAATCGGGCAAAACCAAGGCGTCAGCCTTTGATGGTTTATGACGGTTACTTGATGGTTCTATGGTGGTTATATGCGGGTGCAACCCGTTGCACCCTTTCATGTCGTCATTTGCACCCTTTGTGTCGTCAGATGCGCCCTTTATGTCTTGAATTGCGCCCTTTTCAGGTGAATTAATGGGCGCAAAATCTGCACCGTTTTTTTCATCAGAAATGGGTGCAATTTCTGCACTGTTTTCTTGGCCCGGCAGTTCGCCACCCTTAATCCAATCAAGGTTGATTCGATACTCGCGAGACTGACCCCGGCCTCCATTGCCGCTATTGACCAGAATCAGCCAGCCAGACTCTTCCATCCTGCGCAGTTGGTACTGGACAGTGCGGCGCGATTGGCGCGTCTTAGTCATCAAGTGGTCGATGGAGGGGAAAACCTTGGTCCCGTCGTCATCAGCGTGATCAGCCAACGCCAGGGCAAGAATCATCTCGCCGCCGCCAACTGGGTACCGCTTAAACACAGCGGTCATTACCTCAACACTCATACAGCCTCCCGCTGTGTCATACCGAGCAGATCCAGTTCGGTTGTGCCGTACATGCGCTCAAACGCCCTACGTCCCAGGCCGTGGTAGCCGGTGGCGCCTCGATGGTGCTCAGGGCATAAAGGAATAGCCATCAGGTGGCTGTTGCGCTGCCCTGCCCCCATGCCGTGGCGAATATGGTGAATCTCTGCTGGCGTGTTCCCGTACCCCAGGAATCGGCACAGGATGCAACCAGACTCAGATTGAGCGTTCATATGCTGGCGCTCAGCTTTTGTCGCAGCACGTTTGTTGCTGCGCTTCTTCCAGACGCTGCGTGCCATCGGCTTTGTCGGGGCCTTGAATGTGCTGTTCCAGGCTCTCATGAGAACTCCACTCCATACTCTTGGGCGGCATGAGCCTGAACACGCTCGCAATACTCGGAGAATTGCGAGACCGTCATATCGGTAGTGGAGAGTCGGCGGGTAACTACCTCGCCATCGGGCAGCGTGATGTCTTCACAGACTCCGAACATCCGGCCATACAGTTCGTGCCAGGACTCTTTGCTGAACTGGTGCCCGCCTACCCAGGCCTGCTCAGCAATCGGAGTAATCACCGCGGCCCAGTAGTAGCGATTCTGGACGCTGCGACGTTTCGCTTCCGCTTGGGTGACGATGACCTTGAGCGGCTTATCGTTGTCGATCGCGGCACGCGCATTCGCCCGCACCAATGCCACAAGATTGTTCCAACTCAATCCATCCCGAAGCGTGAACTCCCGATAAATCAAACGCATATCAGGCCCCCACATGCTTACGCTGGGCGATCTGCTCTTCCAATGCCGAGCGAGCCGCGCGCTGCGTACCGATAGATTCAGACAGCTCCTTGTGTGCGGCTTCCATTGCGTCCAAGCTGCTGTCCTGGGAAAGATTCAGCACCGCCGCCATGGCTTCCGAGCCTTCCTTGTTGATCGCCTTTACGCGGTCCACCACATCGAACTCTTGCCCGAAGCAGAAAATAAACTTGCGCGCTGAGAAGCCCAGCGGACGCAGCATTTCGTTCACATAGGCGTAGCGCAGGTCTTCTGGCATGGCCAAGAGAATGGACTGCTCGAAGTTCGCCGGCATGTAGTTGCTGTCTTTGGTCTGGTCGTCGAGCCAGCGGAAGATCCGATCGGCTGCATTCTTGGCCAACGTAAATGTGTCTCCGGCCGTCTCGAAACGCACTTTGCTGCTGGACTCCAGCCCGTGGCTTTGATGGGTCTCAACAATGGCCAGCGCCACCGCCTCCCGGCTACCCAAGCGTGCGCGCCATTGGTCCACGTAATGCAGCAAGGTCTTTAGCTTGGATTTGTGCGACTCGTTTCGCATGATTGATCCGTCCTGCTTTCGTAAAGTAGCCCCTGAGACCTTTGCAATCCTCGGGAACTACGTATGGATAAGAATCTGAATGGGCCGGACACTACCGGCATGGAAGAAGAAATCGACTTTGAACGCCTGGAACTACTGGACCGTGCCACGGAGTTGGCCAGGCAAATGTTTGAATACCCAACAGAGGCTCACGTAGAGGGCGTGCTGGATCGACTGCTATGGAATGAATTTCACGGCTTAGGCGAGGCCGGGGCCTCTACCCTTCACTAAATTTCTGTGGGGCCGATGGGTATCAGCTCTCGCTTTTCTGGATCACACATCAGCGCTCTCCTTCTTGGGGTGGCGGATCGGCTCGGAGCCAAATACAGACGGCTTCATTGCACGAAACGCAACCATCCACGCCACAGGGATGTGGTTCTCTGTGACCATTTGCGAAATGCGGCCCTTAGTCAGCCCTGTAATGCGCATGACTTCTGCCCTTCCGCCCATAACATCGATAATTTGTTTAGCGTCCATGCCTTTAGTTTAGTGTTCTGAACCAATATAAGTCAAGCACACTAAACCGAAAACGGTTTAGATTTCCAAACTATGAATACATCCACCCCACTACAAAAAAGAATGCACGAGATGGTTGAGGCTCTTCGTGACCAAGGCTTCGATCAGATCGACCTGGCTAAAGCCGCTGGGGTCTCAAAAGGGACAGTCACCCAGTGGCTGGATGGCAGTATCAAATCCATAAAAATGGAGAACGCCCTTGGGATTGAGGAAAGATTCGGATACAGCCATGTATGGCTAGTTCTGGGGCGAGGTGACCCAATAGCAGACAAGCAGGTCGGCCAGGTGCGCGCCTCGAAGAAAGACCAAGCTGTTTTTGAGTTATTGGATGTCCGTGCCGCCTGTGGTGACGGCTACTCCAACGAGGATCACCCCGAGGTTGTCTCCACGATGTTTCTGCCCGCCCAGGTTGCGCAGGAAATGCTGGGCACAACGAACCGCAGTGGCAATATCAAGCTTATTACTGCGGCCAAGGACTCAATGGCGCCAACGATCAATCCTGATGATCTAGTCTTTGTGGACACAGCGGTGAATGAGTATGTCGGGGAGACGGTCTACTTGATCCTTCATGGCAACGAGCTGCTGTGTAAACGTTTATCGTTAGTGGGCCGCGACATTGTGGTTTCGTCAGACAACAAGAGCTACCCAGACTGGAAATGGAGCGAGCGCCCTGACGCGACAAAGATCATTGGCCGAGTCGTTCGTGTTCTACCAATTCAGTTCAAGAAATTTGGGGTGGATAGATGACTGGTAACGTGACCCAGCCCAGGGGGGCTGTACGTAAGGACTGAAACACCAGAAGCATGGTGGTTTTAGTAAGACAACTTTAGCGAGTAACTCAGCCAATTCTTTACCAATTAGGTAAAAAACACTAAAATGGAACAGAGTTGAGGATCGGATTTAACGACGAAAAAGTCCGCAAAATCTGCGAACAGCATGCGGTTGCGGTTAAAAAGCTTGGGGACATCTGCTCAAGAAAACTACAGATGCGACTGGCTGAACTTGAGGCCGCCTCGTGCGTCAAAGATCTCGTAGCAGGAAACCCTCATCCGCTAACAGGCGACCGCGCCGGTGAGTTTGCTGTCGACTTACACCGCGGTTTCCGCCTCACCTTTACACCTGGAAATGACCCTTGCCCTGTAAAAGCAGACGGGGGAATTGACTGGGATAAAGTGACCATTATTAGTATCGAATACATTGGGGACTATCATGACTGAACTGAGTGCTCCTTTTGCGCCAGATTGGGTTATTCCCCCTGGTGCATCAATCTTAGATTTGGCTGAAGAAAAAGGCTGGACGCAAAGCGAACTCGCCAGACGTATTGGTTTCAGTGAAAAACATATTAGCCAACTCATCAACGGTAAAGTGCCTGTCACCACCGACACGGCCAGTCGTCTTGAGAAGGTGCTTGGCAGTTCTGTTGAGTTTTGGCTGACACTCGAGGCAAATTATCAAAAGCATAAGGCCCGCTTAGACTCTATGGAGCGCTGCGCCAGCTGGGTCGACTGGCTTAAAGAGCTGCCTATTAAAGATCTTATGAGCTACGGTGCAATCATGAAGCGCCGCCTAACTCAAGCGGTAAAACCAGATGTTGTCAGCGATTGCTTGCGTTTTTTTGGCGTAGCCTCGCCAGATGAATGGCGCGCCCATTATGGCGGCATGGAAGTCTCGTTTCGACGTAGCCGTGATGAGCAGTGTGATGTTGGGGCGATATCTGCTTGGCTTCGCTTGGGTGAAGAGCAAGCCGAGAAATACGAAGGCCCTAAGTACGATAGAGCAAAGTTTGAAGATGCCTTGCATGAAATTCGTCGCCTAACTTGTGAGCAGCCTGAAGTGTTTGAGCCGCAAATGCGACGCTTGCTTCATAACGCAGGCGTTATATTTGTGCTTGTCCCATCCATTCCTCGAGCGCATGTCAGCGGTGTTGCGCGTTGGCTTGGCCCTAGCCGACCGGTCATCCAGATGTCGCTTTATGGAAAAAGTAACGATAAGTTCTGGTTCACTTTTTTTCATGAAGCAGCCCACATCCTGCTGCACGCTAGCACTCCAGAAGAAAAGAAATCAATTTTCCTAGACGACCCGAATGCCGCTCGTTCAACGGCGACATATGAACACGAAGCTAACACATGGGCTGCTAATTGGCTTATTCCCGAGTCGGAAACCCAATCGCTGCACGGGCTTCGCAATAAAGCTGCCGTGAAAAGCTTTGCTACCAGAATCGGGGTGCACCCAGGAATCGTAGTTGGGCGCCTTCAGCACGAAGGGATCATTGAGCAGTCATGGTTTAATGATCTGAAATCACGCTTTCAACTTAAGTGATACTCACACAAACCAAAGCCCCTCCCGGGGCTTTCTTGTTGTCTGCTACGGTCGCTTCACTACACAGATCGATTTCCCCGCCTAACCTGCCTCTGCGTTGGGGGCGTGCTGGCACTTAACTGCGCTTGCTCGTCGGACTCGTTTGTTGGTTGAACGCTACTGGGCTCTTCTTCTTTGATCCCAAGATGGTTGGCTATCTTGGCAACTGCGTTCCTGGTCGTTTCTACGTACATAAACAAAGCAGCAAACGCTATTGAATAGAACCCCGCAGAAACACATGAGACGATCAGCGGCCAGTTAGTCACTGTTTTGACAGATGGGGACAGACCATACCGACTTGGCTCTACGATGGTTATTTCTCCGTAAGTGTAGACAGCCACTGTAGCAGCGATAACGGTAAACAATGCGAAAAGCAGAGCCATCATTCCCAGTGCGCCCGATGTTTGTTTGTACACACCCCACTCCCAAGTAACGAATAAAGACGAAATCGTACCAGATTAGGCTGGCGTGGGACTTACTTGCAGAATCGATCCCAAGACTCAGAAAAGGCCCCACGTTCAAGCGCAGGATCATTTTCCATAACGACAAAGTCAGATCGCGCTGCAATGAATCGCGTGTACCCAGTCATACCTCCAAATGAGTTCTTCGCATTAACCTCACCGCACATGGATTTCTGATTGCGGAACTCGGCTGATCCGGGGTCTTTGAGATTGGCAGTCACATACTCCCTGGCCAAGCGTTGAAGCTTAATTTCAGTAAGAGCCGGATCGGATTTTTTTACTGCTTCTGTGGTGTCAGTGCTTTTTTCTCCCTTGCCAGAAAAAATGGCAAAAAGAACAGCAACAACAGCAATTATCGCTAAACCCTGTAAGGCGTTTTTGTTCTCTGCCTTTTTAGCTTCCAGCGCTACAGACAAAGGAGCTCCGCAAGATGGGCAGGCCTGGGCCTTATCGCTAAATTTCTTCTTGCATTCAGGGCATTTCAAAAGGGCCACACCAGTTCTCCTTTCTGATGAATAAGGTAACTGGATAGTACATCTGATCTAAGGGCACAGGCCATCTCCCCTCCCGGAAAAGGCATAGAACACTAAACAATTCAGTTTAGAACACTTGACTTTATTTGGTTCAGTGTTCTAAACTAGATCCAACGCTTCACCAACCGCAGAACAGCCTAGCCCTCAGGGCAGCCCAGTAACGGTACAGAGAGAGCGCCAGCAGCAAAGGCTGCGCCCGCTAAGGCGGAGGCTCTTTAAAAATACACCTGCCGATGTTGCTCACCTCACCTATGCGGGGTGTTCGTCCGGCTCAATAGCACCTACGGGCATGGCCGTAGCTATGCGCGGCATCCCTGCCGTCTCCAGTCCGTCAAAGCACGGTTTACGGAGAAAGAGGGTGAGGCGTAGACGGCCAAAAACGGAAACGGTCACGCTGGTTGGAATCCCAGCACTCATGGCCCCTTTGATGGGGCCGCATCTGAAACCGTCCTACTCAGGGCGGTTTTTCATGCGAGGAGATTTGTATGTCGAGCGTCACGGTATCAACGACCGTCGATATAGATGTAGATGTCGAACTCAGCGACATCGACACAAGCGACTTGATTTCAGAGCTGGAGAGTCGAGGCTTAGATCACATTGATCACGCACCTGCTCTCCAGGCAATGTTCCAGGCGCTGTCGCTGGGCCAGGAAGACGAGGCCCTGAAGCTGCTGCGCACCTATCTTTGTGATTGTCTTGGCCGTGTGATGTAACACCGCCCCCGCTATAGGAGAACGGCATGTCCGCTTTCTGTGTATTTGGAATGACGGAATCGCTGGCCAAGACGCTGGCGGCTCGCAAAGCCCCCCCCAAGAAGGAGCTGGAGCAAATGACAGCAGAGGATCTGCAGCAATGGTACGCAGATCGTGCTGCAAAGATTTTTGAATCAGCCAAACACAGGCAGGTGTCTCCGGAGTTTGATGCACCCCAGTTTTGCCACGACTGGATTGCGTTGGCGCGCAAGACGGTTGCTCATGATGGGCTGACTGTCATGGTGCGCGGGCCGAAGCCAGATGGAAGGCCCAACAAGCGCACCGGCAAGATGCCTATGGCATGGCTGCCTTACTGATTTCTACGGGAGGTCAAATGGATAAACCAATGCGTTGGCCCGCAGATTTTCCGGGCAAGCATGACAAGCAGGAGAAAGACGATGATTAAAACAGTGCTGACAGAGGAGACAAGCAGAGAGCGGAAATGCACTGCACATTCAGCGACCCATTTGTACTGTCTCGTGCCATCGAACGAGCCGGAATCAAGCCCGGCCCGCCTTGATGACAAGGAGACTAAGCACGCGATCTAGACACGTACCATAAGTAAGCAATACCCAGAGGGGCAACAAACCAAGCGCACAGAAACAGGGCGAAGTTAATGATGAATTTAGCTATGAGCATCACTAAGGCGTTCAGAAAAAAAACGTTATCGCCGAGCACAAAACGCTTTAACTCGTCATAAACAAGCTTCGAAAATGGGAACAGTGCCAAGCAAATTAAGCCTGGGAATGTTCGCTTCCAAAAAAAACCATCTGGCCAGCCTGCTTGGTAATCCATGAAAACAAAAAAGGCAAAAAAAGCTAGGCCTATGACGTAAGCCCTAAGCAAATACTCACGTCGTACTGATCCAAAAATTCTAGTAAGCATTCAACAACACCCTAATAAAGAAAAAGCAATTCGAGCGAGGCGATCATAACAGTACTTGATCATTAAGGCTCCCAAGCTCAGCGAATAGGACAAAAGCCCAAGAGCGCGCACCCTCCAGCCGCAGCATTCCCACTCCCTCAACCAATTCAATATCAAACCCGCCCACGCCATGGGCGGCGGGAGTGCTGCGACTAGAGGGCATAGAACCCCGGACCCCGCCAATACCCGCATTTGCGCAGATGCAGTGACGGCGGCAGACGCAGGCTAACCCTCTCCCCTTTCAATGGCGCCGGACGCGGCGCAATCCCCGGAGCTAAACATGAACGCTATCGCAGAACGCGAGGTATGCGCGTACGAGCTGGCGGAGCGCCGCCGCGCCTATATCTCGGAGCAGATCCGCAACTGCCTGTACGGCAAAACACTGTACGTAAACATCGCCTGGACCCTGCAATCGATTCCTCAAAAAGTAAGCCGCATAGGGCTGATCGAGGAAATGGAGAATGCGCTTCTGGTGTCCAGCTCGGCAGGTTTTGATTATTCCGCCAAGCTGCTTGCTGCGCTTGATGATGAAAGCCTGCGCCCTATCCTACGCACCGAACGCGAACGAATCATCGGCGACTGGGCAGACACCACGCATAACTGCATGACAGAGCAAGAACTGGAGGCGTTGCCGTGCTGATCGAATTTTTCATCTTCGCGACGCTCTTTTGCTGCGCTGCTTTCTTTATCGCACTCGGAATTGAGGGCGTTCTCAGTATCTGGAGGCAGCCATGACAGACCAAAACCCCGGCTTCCCACGCACTCGCCGCCGCAATCAATTCGACGGACGGGGATGCTACGCACCAAATAGCAGCAAGATCCCGCTCAAAGCCTGGATCGGTGCTGCCCTCGTAGTTTTTATCTTCATCGGTCTGTTCGCCAAGCTGGGCGCAGCCGCTGGACTGAACTGAATTTCACGAATTGCACGAATCGGAGAACATCATGAGCACCGTAACTATGGTCCTGGGCGAGTCCGGGACAGGCAAGACTACAAGCCTTCGCAACATGAATCCAGCAGAAACGCTGCTGATTCAGGCCGTTAAGAAGCCTCTACCCTTCCGCGCAACCGATTGGCAGCGATTTGATCGAGAAGCTAACAAGGGAGGCAACATCTTCCAGACGGACAGCCCCGCTGACATCATCCACCTACTCAAAGGCACGCGCCGCAAGGTGATTGTGATCGATGACTTTCAGTATGTGATGGCTAACGAGTTCATGCGTCGCACCAGTGAGCGCGGGTTCGACAAGTTCACCGAGATCGGCAAAAACGCCTGGGACATTCTGAATGCTGCCGCCAGCTTGCCAGACGATACCCGCGTCTACATCCTGAGCCACGTGGAAACCACGGATCAAGGCCGCACGAAGATCAAGACAATCGGCAAGATGCTGGACGAAAAAATCACGCTGGAAGGGATGGTGACCATCGTTCTACGGACCTTGGTTCGAGATGGGCAATACCTGTTCTCGACCCGCAATAACGGCAGCGACACCGTCAAGACCCCGATGGGACTCTTCGACTCAGAGGCCATCGATAACGATCTGGCCGCCGTCGATCAGGCTATCCACTCCTACTACACTCCCACCGAGCAGCCCGCTTAAAAGGAATTGCAATGCGTAGCTACACCCTGGACACAACCGCCGCTCAACAGGCAAATCAAAACTCGTACATCGACCAGACTGGAAAGTATATCGGTGCCTTCATCGTCGCCAAGGCAGTGACATCGCGCAGCGGAACGGAAGGCATTGAGTTCTCTTTCAAAGCTCAGGATGGCCGGCAGGCCAACTACCTGACGCTGTGGACATTCAACAGCCAAGGCGAAGCCCTCTATGGCTTCAAAGTCCTCAACGCGCTGATGACAGTTATGGGTGTCAAAGAACTGCACCCGAAAAAAGGCACCGTAGCGAAACCTGATGGCACACGAGAAGAAGCCATGGCATACCCGGACTTGCACAATAAGCCGGTCGGCATCGTTTTGCAGAAGGAGTTCTATATCAAGGACAGCGGTGAAGAAGGCTACAAGTTCAATATCTTCGCGCCCTTCCAAGCTGGCACCGAATTGATGGCGAAAGAAATTCTGGACAACAAAACTCAACCACAAGCGCTGGCCAGCATCATTTCCAGCCTAAAAGACAAGCCTGCGCCAGCCCAGCAGCAGCGTGGCGGACATGCCAACAACACCTATCAGACTGTACGCAACGGCGCACAGGCCGACGATCCTTTCGGCAACGACTTCGGAAACTTCTAATTATGGAGCGGGCGGCTTAGCCGCCTGAGCATACATGAGCACACCTGCACTTTACACATTGGCTTCTGAATACCGTGCCCTGGCTCAGCTTCTTGCAGAGCGAGACTTCGACGCCGAGACCATTGCCGACACCATCGAATCGACCGGACTGCCCGACCAGATTGCCGAAAAAGCCCAAGGCTGCGAAATGGTCGCCCGCGTTATGGAGGCTGACCTGCCCGCAATTGACGCAGAGATTCGACGGCTACAGGACTTAAAGAAGGCACGTAAGGCCCGCGCCGATGCGCTCCGCAAATACGTGTTGGACAACATGCTGGCAAGTGGCATCAACCGAATCGACGCGCCGCTGTTCAGCATTAGCGTCGCAAAGAACCCGCCTGGCGTGGACATCTTTGACGAACGGCAACTTCCGGCGGACTACCTGACAGACCCTGTGCCGCCGGCGCCACAGCCCGATAAGAAGCTGATCGCCCAGGCAATTAAAGATGGCGCTGATGTACCAGGCGCACGACTGACACAGGGTTTCCGGCTCAACATCCGCTAAGCCAGCACCTGCGTACTCGTAAATGAACAGGCCAGGACGGTCAGTAGCGTTTCACCACCGAAGTGGTCACGGAGCAGATGCAAATGCTAGGCGGGGATACACACTCGTAATAAACAATCTGCTAAGGCGGTACTTATGCACGCTCTACCCGCCCCTTCCCGACAGCTCGTAGTTGCACGGATGCTTTCCCCTCGGAGTAAACGGCGCCAGGCGCCTCCACTCCAAGCGCCTTATACTCCTCAAGGATAATCACCATCCAATGAACAGTCTGTTCATAAAGGGCTCCTATCCGCTCAAAACTCAAAAGTACATCCTCCCTGACGCCGCTGACTATACGAAAGGCAGGATTCAGCCGCTGAGCCTTTTCACGAGATCGTTCAACCTGGTGAGACCAGTTTCTTATAACTACAAGGTTACGAAGCAGGTCATCAATTAACAAACGCCCTAACCGGGCTGTAACCATTTTCTTAGCTGACTCTAATTGAGCTTGTAAGTAGCCAAGCTCCACAGTTGGCAGAAGGTCTATCGATTTCTGAAGATCTTTGCCAATAACGCCAAGCCTCCAGCTTATTCGGTAAGCCTCTTCTGCAATGGCCCAATCTGCATGCAGACGAGAAAGACGTAACTCTCGTGCTTGCTTAGCGCTCTGCCATAGCGGAAAAGCGACTGCAACACCTACCGCACCAACAGTCCCAAAAGCGGTCATCACCTCCCACCATTTGGCTCCTGTAACTACGCCCCACTCCCATAGACCTCCAAGTATTGTCGCGGTTATCAGTGCCCCAACTACCAGCCCGATCACCAGCCCAAATGTTCTCTGTGTTCTTGCGCTGTAGTCCTCTTTCCACTTAATCCCCATAGCCCCTTGCTCCATGCCTGTATATACGGCAGGAGCATAGCCCATCCTGAAAGGAATTCACCCATGTGGTTTAAAAACCTGCGTATCCATCGTATGGATACGGCATTTGCCCTGTCCGCTCAACAACTAGCCGCCCTGCTGGCCAAGCATCAGTTTGCCCCTGGCGGCAGCCAAGAGCCCTTAAGCCTTGGATGGGTGCCTCCGCGTGAAGGCGGTGAGCTGGTCCATGAAGTGAACGGTCAGTATCTGATCTGCCTACGCGCTGAAAAGAAACTGCTACCCAGTGCCGTGGTCAACCAGGCAGCACGCGAGAAGGCCCGCGAAATCGAAGAGCAGCAAGGCTACAAGCCAGGCCGCAAGCAGATGAAGGAAATCAAAGAGCAGATCATCATTGATTTGATGCCCCGCTCTCATGCTGTGCAGCGCGACACAATGGTCTGGATCGACACACGAAACCATTGGTTTGTCATTGACACCCCAGCCGTTGCTAAGAGTGATGAGGTGCTGGGCCTGTTCGCTAAGAGCGTGGAGCCCTTTCCTGTGCAGGCGCTGTATACCGAGCAGTCACCCGCAGGCGCTATGACGAGCTGGCTGGTTGATGATGACACCCCCGACAATTTCACCATCGACCAAGATGTTGAGCTACGCTCCACCGGCGGTAGCGGTGCTGCGGTGCGCTACGTGAAGCAAAGCGCCGATATTGACGAAGTGCGCAAGCACGTTGAGGCCGGCAAGCAATGCACTCGTTTGGCCATGACCTGGGCGGATCGCATCAGCTTTGTGCTGACCGACGCACTGGACATCAAACGCGTGGCCCCGCTGGACATCCTGACTGAAAAACAAGATGTGACGGCCGTCAACGATGACGAAATCTTTGATGCCGACATGACGCTGATGACTTCGGAGCTGGCCAAGATGATCAGCGATCTGGTCGAAGCGCTGGATGGAGAACGCGGTAACTGACATCCCTAACGGTCAATAACCGCAACTCAAGCAGGCTATTCCGACGGCTGGATAGTAGCTAATACGCGCCGCTTCTCGTCCTCACCCTCACGCCGGGCTAATTCCTCCAAAGGCAATCCCCTATCGGAACATTGATAGCGTCTTCCATTAACAAAGAACTCCCAAAACCATACTCCACCGCGTGAGATTACGAATACATCTGTTACTTGGGCCGACATCTAATCCACCTCCTAAGTTGTTGGTCGCATTCCTCCCCCCATATCAATCATACCTTCAACTCTATTTCTGGCGAGTGTTCGCCAGGAGGATTATCTGTGCTTACTCCACAATTTCAGCTACCAGTTCACGACGAACTGACAGTTGACCTTTTCGCAGGTGGTGGTGGCGCGTCCACCGGACTGGAGCAAGCCCTGGGACGGCACGTTGATATCGCTGTCAACCACGACCCAGAGGCCATTGCCCTGCACACCATCAACCATCCACAGACTGAGCACTATGTCAGTGATGTGTTTGAGATCAATCCACACGTTGCTACTCGCGGTCGGCCAGTCGGCCTGCTGTGGGCCAGCCCTGACTGCTTCCCCGCCGGGACAATGATCCTTACAGATCGCGGCTACCGCGCCATCGAGACCATCGTTGAGGGCGACCGCGTCTTAACCCACGCCGGGCGCTATCGCCGAGTCTACGCCACAATGCGGACCGAGAAGGTTGTCCGCCAAATCGGCATTCAAGGCGTGCCAACGATCACTGTCAGCGACGAGCATCCGTTCTATGCTAGGTCAATGCATAACGTCTGGGACAACACCAACCGCCGCTATCAGCGCACTCTGGCTCCGGCCGCATGGGTGCTCGCAAAGGATCTCCGCGCAGGGGCTGCCCCGATGAATGCCGCAGGCGGCGACCGTCATTTCTGCGCGACGCCATGCTCGTTCGAGCGCATTCCCATTCCGGAGGTGGGCGGGCGCGGCATTGCGCTCGACGAGCGGCTGATGTGGCTGGCCGGTCGCTATGTCGGCGACGGCTGGTCCCGCCTTGGAGACGGTCGGGCAGAGGTGGTCATCACCTGCGGGAAGACGGAGGCCGATGACCTCGCTCAGAGGCTAGCGCTCTGGCCGAAGTCGGGTGAGCGCGCAGCGTCCAGCGAGCTCGCTTGGCACCGCCGCGACACGAAGACCGCGCACCAATTCTCCACCAATCACCGCGGCCTCGTTGAGTGGCTTCGGGATCAGTTCGGTCATGGCAGCGCGGAGAAGAGCTTCCCGGCATGGGCGCTGTCAGCGCCGGATCGACTGCGGCGCGCCCTGCTAGCGGGCTATATCTCTGCCGATGGCAGCGAGTTTTCCACCGGCGCGAACCAAGTCACCGAAACCGTGACCATTTCAAAGGCACTTGCCCTGTCTACGAAGGCGCTTGCCGAAAGCCTCGGCTTCACAGCCACGATCTCACAGCCGCGCAAGAACACGACGGTGATCGACGGGCGCACGGTCCGTGCGAAGCCGACCTACATGGTTCGGTGGCGCGAGACTCCGGCCCGCTCCCAAACCGTTCGCAGCGATCTCCACAACTGGTCGCGAGTCCAAGCTGTCGGCGCCCCTGAAGAGATGGTCGAGGTTTTCAATATCTCGGTGGAGGAAGATGAAACCTACATCGCCGATGGAATCGTGGTCCATAACTGCAAGCATTTCAGCAAAGCCAAGGGCGGTAAGCCGGTGTCCAAACGCATTCGCGGCCTGGCCTGGGTCGTCGTCAAGTGGGCCAAGGCCGTGCGCCCCCGCGTGATCATCCTTGAGAACGTGGAAGAGTTTCAGACCTGGGGGCCGCTGACTGATGACGGCATGCCCTGCCCTGAGCGTAAGGGCCAGACGTTCCAGCTCTGGAAAGAGCAGCTTCGCGCCCTTGGGTACCGCCTGGAATACAAAGAGCTGCGGGCCTGCGACTATGGCGCTCCCACCATCCGCAAACGCTTCTTCATGGTGGCGCGGTGTGATGGCCTGCCTATCGTGTGGCCGCAGCAGACGCACTTTGCCAAACCAGCCAAGGACCAGCTGGCCTGGCGCCCTGCATCGGAGATCATCGACTGGTCGATCCCGTGCCCAAGTATTTTCCTCACGAGAGAGGAAGGGCGAGCTCTAGGAGTTAAGCGCCCACTGGCGGATGCGACTTGTCGCCGGATTGCAAAGGGTGTGATGCGGTACGTGATAGAGGCAGAAGCCCCATTCATCGTGCCGGGTGGCGTCAGCTTCATCACCAAGTTTCGCTCCGGCTCGGTAGGCACAGGCCTGGATGAGCCGCTGCACACCGTTACAGCCGGTGGCGAGACAAAGCGGATGAGCACAGGGAACGTGATGGGAATGGTGACGGCATTCTTGGCCAAGCACTACACAGGCGTGGTGGGAAGCGATCTGCAAGACCCTATCGGCACAGTCACCAGCGTGGACCACCACAGTCTGATTACGGCGAACCTGATTCACATGGGGCACGGGGAAGGCAAGGCAGGCGGCAAACGGTTCAGCCACGGCATCCGCGATGTGGAGCAACCGCTGAACACCGTAACGGCGTCCGGCTGCCCTGCAGGTCTGGTCACGAGCCACCTGGTGAAGCTTCGCAATAACCAATTCGGCCAGAGCCATGACGAACCTATGCCGACACTGACAGCCGGCGGCGGGCATGTTGGGGAGGTTCGCTCATTCCTGGTGAAGTATTACGGCAATGAGCAGGATGGGGTGAGTTTGCACGAGCCTTTACACACAATCCCCACCCGTGATCGTTTCGGACTGGTGACTGTCCATGGTGTCGATTACCAGATCGTGGATATTGGCCTGCGCATGCTGACACCACGCGAGCTCTACCGAGCCCAGGGCTTTCCTGACTCGTACATCATCGATCAAAAACCTGACGGCAGCCCGCTGACCAAGACGGCTCAAGTCCGCATGTGCGGTAACAGCGTCTGCCCACCACTGGCCCATGCCCTGGTACAGGCGAACTACTCCGATCAGCAGATCTCCCCTCGGGAGAAAGTCGCATGACACAAAGCGCCTACAGCAACAAACCCCTGCCCCGCCTTCGACACATCGAACCGGGGCAATTTTTTACCCTTCGCCATGACCCGGAAGTGCGCGTGCTCCTGCACAAGACAAGCACTCACGGTCATTTCAATAACGGATATGCATCCCTGTGCCATGAGCTGGAACGCTCTTGTGTGGTCTGGGGTGAGAACGGATGGGAGGCCAGTCCATGAGCAACCTCTTCTATTTACAAGACAGCCGCAGTTATGTGGGGAACGACATGCTGTTTTGGGGTCCGAATGGCAATGGCTACACCACCGACTTACGGAAAGCGCAGCTCTACACCCAAGAACAAGCCCAGGCGATGCACAACAGCCGAGAGACTGACATCCCTTGGCCCAAGGAGTACATCGACGCAAAGACACGGCCAGCCGTGGACATGCAGTACGTCAAACGCGCTGAAGCTCTGGCTGGGACGGGGATTGTCTTGGTTGAGCGAAATCCTGAGCGAGAAGATCCGCTCCGCTGCCAAGGATGTGGCTCATTCATTTCCAAGGTCAACTTTTGGGCCGGATGTTGCCCACGATGCCAGGAGGACAGCAGGCCATGAAAAACAAACTTGATGTTTCACGTTTCATCGAAATCAATGAAATCCCCCCAGGCTCACAATCTCGATACTTGGTTGGCGCGGGAGACTCCCGCGCAGGCCAATTCGGCGTAGCCATCGCAACCATTGCTGTGAAAGGCGCTCGCGGCTATGGGGTCATTCTTCATCTGGATAGCGGAAAGCTGGATTGCTTTGATCCCCAACAACTTTTTCCGGACTTGTCATGAGCAACTACCCACACAACCGATTGCGCTCTATCCCGAAGTGAGAGTCGGCCACCGTTTCTGCTGCATCTTCCTGACGACATACGCCTGCCATGCCTTTGGCTCAAGCGGAGCCTTCCTTCTGTGCCTGCGACTATTACAAAACCAACACGCCGCAACGATGTTGCCAGCTATCCGGCCGCCGTCACAACGAGCCTTGAGATGCTCCGCAGTGCATTTTGTAATGGGAGATTGATCCATGTGCTGCCCGCAATAAAAGCAGCAACCATTTTGAAGTTTGAATGCCCGCGCACGAGCTTTTTGAAGTGATGTCTTAGCCATAGCGGCTCCTAATCAATGAAGAAAAGGCGCCAGCCATCAAGGCTATGTCTCATCAGTTTCCTGTCTGAGGCATGGGTCCGTGCAAACGCACATTGACCAAGATCGTGAAATTAATCGCCGCTCTCCCACGGAGCATTCCCGTGGCGGTTTTGATTATAGGGTAAAGCAGATGCCCTGGCATAAAAGCTGCGGCTGAAACACAACAACAAGCCATTTCAATCTGTACGAATAAGGGATGATCCCAGCCGGCCTTGCGCCGGTTTTTTAATGGAGAACACAACCATGCCACAACCAAACAACTTGATGGCAGCGGCTCACAAAAGCGCCCCCACCATCCACCCCGAAGGCCTGTATCGGTGGGACGAGTTCGCAGACCGCATCCCGTTTAGCCGCGAGACCTGGCGGAAACGAATCATTAATGGCCGTGCACCAGCGGGCGAGGCTTTGAGCTCGTCTTGCACGGTATGGCGTGGCCGAGACATTCTTGCCTGGCTGAGCAACCCCACCACCTACTCTAAAGAGGTAAATAAACCGTAATGGCCAAGATCATTCCTCCCTTGACCGATTCGCAATGTAAATCCGCCAAGTACAGCCCCGCCGGCAAGAATCGCTTGTTCGATGGAGGCGGCCTGTACCTGGAGCTGCTGCCCAGCGGGGCCAAGCGCTGGCGCCTGAAGTATCGCCGCCCTCAATCGAAAGCAGAAAGCCGGCTGACCTTTGGTTCTTATCCTGAAGTCAGCTTGGCCAAGGCCCGCCAGATGCGAGAAGAAGCGAAAACGGAATTAGCGGAGAACGTGGACCCAGGTCTGACTGCCATCGCCACCGCGGCGCACCTGCCGCCCTCCTTCGAGATTGTCGCCAACGAATGGCTGGAGGTTCGCAAAAAGAGCTGGAGCGCCGGATACTTCCAACGGATACGCAATGCTCTCCAGGCGAACGTGTACCCCGTCATCGGCAAGATGCCGATTGAGGCGGTCACAGGGAAAGCAGTGCTGAAGATCATTCAGACGGTGGAGCACCGCGGCGCACTCGAGATGGCGTCACGGGTCCTGGAAGCTGTCGGCATGGTCTTTCGCTATGCGTGCGGGGTCGGGTTGGCCAACAATGATGTCACGCATGGGCTACGCCAGTTCCTGCAAGAGCGGCCACCGGTGCAGCATTACCCCCACGTTGATACAGACGACCTGCCCTTGCTGCTACAGCGCATCATGCAGTATCACGGCCGCCCCGAGACTCGATACGCGCTGCAACTTATGATGCGCACCTTTCCGCGCACGAACGAACTGCGCTGGGCCCGCTGGGAAGAGTTCGATATGGCCAATGCGCTGTGGACGATTCCGGCAGAGCGCATGAAAGGCCGGCTGATCCAGAAGCAAAGCGCTGCAGACCACCTGGTGCCCCTATCGCGCCAAAGCATTCAAATCTTGGAATCGCTGCGGGCCTTATCTGGACGTCACTCTTTTTTGTTCCCCGGCGTGCATAACCCTCGCTCTACGCCTATCAGCAGCGAGACAATGAATCGGGCGTTGAAAATTATGGGATTTGGCGGTCTGCAAACGGGCCATGGATTCCGAGGACTTGCATCGACCATCATGAATGAGCAAAGCGGTTTTCGTTCAGAGGTGATTGAACGTCAGCTGGCACACCGTGATCGCAACAAGGTACGCCGTGCATACAACCATGCCCAGTACATGGCAGAGCGTCATGATCTGATGCAATGGTGGTCGGACTATCTGGATGAACAGCTCGAGAAAGCGCCAAAATAGCCATGCCCCCATTCGTTTCGTCCGTGCCCCCATTCATGCCCCCAAAATAACTTGGCGGGGCTTGGCGCAGCTTGGAACGCTGGGCAACAAAAAAGCCCCAAAGCATTGATCTTTGGGGCTTTTCTTGGCACAGCTTGGAGCTGTGTGCATGTATTCTGGTAGGCAGTACTGGATTCGAACCAGCGACCTCTACGATGTCAACGTAGCGCTCTAACCAACTGAGCTAACCGCCTGCGGTGAAGAAATGAAATAATAGATCTTCCCTATGGAGCTGTCAACACTATTTTGCGTTTTCCTATAAAAAAGATGATCTTTTTTTTATGACTCATCTACACAAATAGCCCTCAAAACTCGGAAAACATCGCAATTCATTGTTTTATAAGAGTTAAACAAAAGACAGGCAGATTTCCAGAAATTTACGCCTTTCCTGGCCAGGCGGATCAATGAAATATATAGATACACACAATCTGTCTCCAGCCAGCATCAAGCCACCCCACTGCCACACGATTTTTCTATTCAAGTTCTTCGGGCAAAAATAAAATAATTGCTTTACGCCTGCAGATCATCGATCTCGTCTGAAACGGATCTGCGGCCGCTACGGGACACCTACGCACATGACTTGCTCTTCTCTCCCGCCTACCCCGACTCAACTGCTGGATTTGCCTGGCGTTCAGGAAACTACGCTGGAAGCGGTGCTTTATACGCCACCCAATGACGAGATTTTTGACGAGAACCCCTGTTTAAGCTGTGGTGTGTGCTGTTCGCACTTTCGGGTGTCTTTCTATAGTGGCGAGTTAAGCGGCGAGACTGGCGGTACGGTGCCGGTCGAGTTGACCACCAAGGTTGGTCCGCTGCGCGCCTGCATGAAGGGAACCGAGCAAGGTGAAGGTCGCTGTATTGCCTTGCGTGGCACTTTGGGCCAGCCCGGGATTCATTGCGCTATCTATCCGGATCGTCCTACCCCCTGTCGTGACTACCAAATCTGGGAGCTGGATGGCAGCCCAAATGTGGATTGCCAGCGTTTGCGCAGCAAGCACGGTTTGCCTTTGCTGCCGAACCGTCCACTACCTGCTCCCCCTGCCTTGCCGGAGCATGATGAGGCGGCCTAA